ACGGGTCATGATACCGATTCTCGGTGAGAAGGTATTCGGGTCAATAGCCTGGTTTACAACGCCTGTTACGTATGGGCAGAAGATTACACCAGCGTCATCGTTAGATGCACCCTTGTAAGCGATAAGCACTTCGCAGTTATCAACACCGTGGTTGACAGCGTAAGCATCGCGGTATACCTTGATAGAACCGCCGTTCAATGTACCAACTTCACATGTAGCAGTAGAACCAGTTACATCAGTTGTGATCTTGTTGAAGAACTGTGTTGAAGACTGCAATGCAGTAGCAACAGCAGGAGATACAACAGCGATGTTACCCGGAGCCTTACGAGTTGCGATAGCAATATCGTTAGATGCTGCGATGATGTGGGTGATGATGTTGCTCAAGCGTTCCTGAGACCAACGTCCGTGCCAATCGTCCTTTGCTGCTTCGGTGTCAGTTTCTGCCGGACGCAATACCTTGACCTTAGTCAAAGCCTTACAACGAGCGATTGTTTCACGGTCAATTTCTGCGGTAAGTTCATACTGCAATGTATTAACCATGTCGTTGACCATGTCAACACCCTGCATCTTCTTGATGTCATCAATAGATTCTAGAGAGAAGCTAGATGCAATCTTACGAGTGCGGGCAACGATCGGCTGACGGCTGAACATGATTGCAAGTTCAGGAATCTTGCCGAGACCGTCGTGGTTGTTAACTGACCACTTTTCAGCTTCCTGAGTTTCTACGCCCAAGCCGCTGTCTGCAGGACCGTGTGTACCAGCCTGAGAACCAGTGAAGCCAGAATACTCCGGCACGTCCTTCCATGCTGCTTCAACGACGCGACCCTTATCAAGTTCGTCCTTGTAAACAGTTCTCATAGCGTATGCCAAGCCAACAGGACCCTGCATTGCCTGAACACCAACGAGAACGTTAGCGAACAACTGCGGGTAAACGCGGCGAACTAGAGCTAGAGAAACTGGAGCAAACACTGCCTTAGCGTCACCGCCATGTGGGATACCCTGGTCAGCACCAGTAGGTGCACCAACGCCGATACCGAAGTCTTCAAGCAAGGCACCAGAATAGATATCCTGAGTAACCTGGTTTTCCATCAACTGAGCGACGTTTTCCTTAATATAGCGATTCTTGATGTCAGCTACTGATAGACCTTCGTCTACTTGAGACCAGTAGTCAACAATCTCCTTTCTTACTCCTTTCATTTTCGATTTCCTCCGATGAGTTTTGTGAAAAATCAATGATTCAGACAAATTTCTTTATCATTTTATTTTATTTATTTGTGTCTTTTTTAATTTTCTCTTGAAAAAGCAGCAGCTTTCAAAAGGAATGCTTCCTGCTGACTCAAAGTCTTCTTCGGATGAAACTTTTCAGTCACAAGGTCCTGTGTTTCATCTTGGATGTCCAATGAGTGAGTATTCAGCTTCTTGTTTTCCGCGAGACGCTGTGCAGCCGGACGCTTCATGAGAGGAGCACGCTCATTGAGCATAGCAACATATTCATCAATGTCCTTCTGTGTGGTAGCAAAGCTCTTGCTTTCAAACATGTTCTTTACGCGAGCGCACTGAGCGTCGGTCAAGCCTCTAGTCTTTTCAGCAATGATTGCTCTCTTTTCTGCTTCATCAAGTCTCTTAGCCAATGCCATTCCAGATTCAACCTGCTTCTTTAGAGATTCTCTAAGTTCTGCAGCGTCGGCGACTGCTTCACGGATCTTTGCAGAGCCAGTGGTGTCAAGAGCTACATACTGATTTTCAAATGCGTTCTTGATAGCATTGATGATCGGTTCGTAAGTCTCATTGATTGCAGCCTTCTGAATAAGCTTTGGATCTATCTTTTCGGAAATTGTGTACTCAAGCCATCTGTCAAGATTTGTTAGTAGGCTTTCTTCGAGATTGTCAAGATCTTCACCCAATTTGTCTTTATACATTTCTTCAAAGCGTTCAAAAATGTACTGTTGGGCAGCCTCTTCCAACTTCTTCTGCTGTGCATCAAGCTTCTTCTGTGCCTTTTCTGTAATTTTAGCACAGCGCTGTTCGCAGTATTTGTTGGCGAGATCTTCGAGTTCGGCAGTCTTTTTAGCAACTGCCTCGTCAATTTTCTTCTGACAAAAATCGTCGGCCTTCTTGGCAAGATTGGCGGTTTCTTCGTCAAGTTTTGATTGAACTCTTTCTGCTACAGCAGACTCGAATGCGCTTTTGACTTCATTCAAGTCCTCTGGAGAAAGGACACCTGATAGTTTCTCGATAATCTTATCCATTGTTATTCCTCCAATTTTGTTTTATACACCGAGAGGTGTTTTAATTCCTTCTCTTATTTTATTTATCTATGTACGGTAGGTAAAAATTCTTATTTTGAAGACATAAAAATACCGGAGGTTTTACCCTCCGGAGTTTCAATGGTCTTTTTATTGTTTGGTATCAACTTCTTTAACCTGCACGGCTTGCGGAGCAAAGTTGCTATGTTCGCCTGTGTAGATAGGAGCCTTCAACTCATGCGTATGTCCGCAGGATTCAAGTACCTTGCCATCTACAATCATATGTTCATGCATTGCAGCGTGGATAGAGTCCTTCTTCGGTTCATCAAGCGCAGGACCAGTCTTTCCCCAACCCTGAGCAGGATCCCAAAGAATGTAATCGTGGTGGTGAGGTCCGCAGCACTGGTTGCCCTTCATGCTGTCAGTCTGTCCGATGGAGACAGTGCTTTCAACAAGTGGCTGAACTCCACCAACCTCGCTCGCCAAATATGTTTCAAGCGTTCTCATAATACCTCTTATACGTTAGAAATTACTTCAAATGTAGAGTACTTGAAGGTTACTGAACGAGTCAACTTAGAGTCGCCTTCCATGTTCAATTCAGCAGAAGCAATTTCCTTCGGCCAAGCGAAACGGAACTTGTAAGAGATCGGCAACTTGTGAGTCAAAGTTGAGTCATAAATGTCAACGATGATAGTCGCAGAGTAATCCTTTAGGTAATTTGAATAAGCACCACCAGTAACACCGTTTGCATCGATGTCATCATCAATAGCGTGATTGAACATCAAGTTAGACCAGCGGTGAAGAATCTTAGAGATCTTCATATCCTGGAATTCATCAAACTGGATTGTCAAATCACCATCAACGGTTGCCTTACCAGGATAGACTAGCTTTGAGCCCATGAACTCGGTTGTCAATTCGCCGAATGATTTGCCAGGGATAGTAGCAGTCTTTGCTCTCAACAGCATTTCATCTGCATCAAGAAGATCTTCAAGATCTTTGTTATCAAACTTAAAATTGACAAGGAAAAGCCATGTTTTAGTCAAGTCCTGTTCATTCTTGATCTTGGTAGTAAATACAGACATTGCATTTTCGGCCATGTTAATTCTCCTTATTTTTTATATTTATACCGAGGTTATTAGAACTCCATGTCGCCTTCATCGACCTCTTCGGAATCTCCGCCTTCGGCCTTAGCAGCGTCTACCTTTTCCTTCAACGCAGCAATTTCCCTATCTAGCATAGCTTCATTCTTCAAGTATTCAGCAGTCTTAAATCCAAGGATATCCTCAAATACGAACTGCTTTGCGAATACCGGAGGAGCCTCATCGCTATCATCCTTGATATTTCCACGAGTAGGAATCATTGTGGAGATTGTGCCAAGAATGCCGGCTCTCTTTTCAGCCTCTGCCATAGCTCTGAACTTAACACGGTCAGTAGCAGGAATTAGCTTGATGTCATACTTCATAGAGTCAAGATACTTGTCTTCATATCCAGCGACCTGAAGTTGAACCATAAAGACCTGCATGATAATAGAAGCAAAGCGTTCAGCAAATTCATCGCAGCGAGCTTGGAACTGGCTTTCATCAATAGATAGACCGTCAATACCCTGGACGTATTGAGATGAGCCAGGTTCAGCCTTCCAACGAGTTGCTGGAACTTCAAGAGCATCAGCGACTTCTTCACGGAAACCTTGAAGTGCTTCGTTAATACCATTGAACTCGGTAGAACCTTTTAATGTTTCAACTGAAGAGCCTTGACCGTTTCTGT